ACTACATTAAACCAGTTATCTAAAAACTTCATGTCCTCACTCCAAGTTACCCCAAGATAGGGTCTTATAGAATGAACTACAAAAGTAAGTTTTCTTTTTTTAAATTCAGTTACGTCTTTAAGGTTTAATGCACCAGCTGCATAGTTTCTAGCGTTTGGTAGTTCTTTTGGACAAACTACTTCTCCTGTAATTTGTTTTACTCCAGACATTATGTCTTTACCAAATTCTAATACTAATGGAACTAAATGCTTCATTTTATTACTAATATCAATTCCATGCCAACCATCGCCTCTAGTTAAGGCTTGATTGTACTTCCCATCTATATAAGTAACGGACACACAAGCGCCGTCCAACTTGGGAGTTGTAACTACTGTGTTGTTTCCGTAAATAGGGGGAGTGTCTTCACCTTCAAATACCTTTTGTAAAGAGTATAAGGGGAAGGGATGAGCGAAACGGGAATCCGTTTCATGTCCAACTGCTAATGTTACGCCAGAGTTTTCTTCTAACTTGTCATATACTGAGTCGGGAATTAAGGGTCTACCATTGTAGTATGATATTCTACAGCGGTTTAGATATGTTTCTAAATCTCTATTCATTACTATATTATACAGAAAAATAAGGTAGAAGTCAAGATTTATTTTTGCTAATCTAGATATATTTGGTCAAGCTTGTCCTTAAAGTAAGTTTCCAGAATATCTTTAACTTCAGATATGGATAGTATCTCAACCAACCCATCGAAAAGGTTTCTACTGTTATCAAAATCTAAAGGCACAGAAATACCTTCTTTGCTCGGCTTCCATTCTTCGTCAAAGTCTTGATAGTATTTTCTTATGTGTAAATATTCTGTGTTTCGAAAAGTGCTTACAGTTAAATAAATTTTTATATGTTTATCTTCGTTATAGTGTATTAGCTTTTCGTATATCGGTGGGGCTTCATGAATTTCCACGGTTGTTCCTCAATATTGCTTGTAAAGGAACAATGGAAGTTACATTCTCTGGAACTAAGAGTCTATAAGAGTCCGTATCCCAGCAGAACAAAAGCACCTGATTATTGTTAGGTCTAGCTCTATTACGCTTCGATTGTATATATCTATTGTCAAAATCCATAGTACAGACATTATACTTTAATCTCCTAGAATTTTGACTCCTGTAAGTAATGACCGCATCACCACATTTCTTTACGTTTTCGGTAAAGTCTTCTTTCCTCATTTAGTTTCCTTGTGAGTTAGTATAATGTATTGCACCGTCTCAACATGGTATTATAAAACGAGGTTAAATCGTTAGGCTGCAAAAAGTCTTGGGAGGTATTGCTACCCCCCAAGCACAGGGGTTGTTATTCGTTTACTTTATTAAGTATGTCAGCAAAATAATTAGCTGCTTTCCCTGTCAGCTTACTAATTATAGAATCATCGGGTTCCATGCCAGCATCAGTTAAAGCATTCTTTAATGATTGCTGTGCATCAGCGACTGATACTCTGCCGCCTCCAGTTGATCCGTTTCCTGTCCTTTTGGCAGGGGTTTTCTTAACGTAGACGCCTGCTCTAGTTAAAATCATTCTGACTCCGTTTGCACTCTCGTTTAACTGGTCAGCTATGTCTTTGACTATCTCCATACTTGTATCTGGAGTAGGCTCTTGCTCTACATAAAGATTTACTGCTTTAGTTTTCTTTTCTTCTTCCCAAGGCATTGGTCTTTTTCTCCTATCGAGTTGTTGTTGATAAAATCTATCGCCCATAATCTAATATTTTTCAATTTATAGTATTATTATACTAAAGATTGGGGGCGTTGTCAAGAATTAAATTTTAGTAGCTATACCCGAACCTTATAATATCTTCCTTATACAGTTCGGAAACTAAAGTTAAACTCTTTATTGTATACCATCGTTTATAGTCCGTTGATATCCAGACTTTCTCCAAAAATGAGTTATTTGTAGGAACTCCTAGGTCTTCTAGTTCTTCTCGCCAATTTTCAAGATGTACTATATAATCACAATCTTCATAAAGCGAACATTGTGTTTTTGGTTTTTCTTCTAGTAACCACTTATCAAAGCCAATCCAATAGAAACTATGTTTATATAGTGCTACAACCCTTTCATAAGGGTTACGAGCGACTCCTATTAACTTGTTATCTAATTCCAGATACAAACTCTGATTCACGTTCTAGCTCCCTCGCTAATGCTTTAATATCTGCTAGGGCTGTGTGATTGTAAGTAATATCTGTATCTTTAAGTGCTTTTACTTTATCTAGTAAAGCTACAAGTTTTTGGGTACATTCTTTATTTGTGTGTAATCCAGTCATTTGCTAAAATATTTCTGTAAAGCTACTGCCTTATCTTCTGCTTCCGCGATTCTTTCCATCTGTGAATCTAATGCTCCAACGATATCTGGGTGTTCCCCAATACCAACTGGGTTAGATAAATAGACTTCTACATTAGCCTTTGCTTCGGCGATTTCGCCTGCGTACTTGGCTTCTAGCGCTTCGTATAATGCTGTTCTCATTTTTCCTCTTTTTCGTTTAAGGTTTTTACATAACCTATTATAAATTTCTCTCCAAGTGGGTCAAATAATATACATGGAATTAGAAAGGGTAAGGATACCATTGCACCTATTCCCCATACTATTCTAGTTGTCCACTTCCATTGGAGAGCTGTGTTCTTTTCGTTTATCGCTCTGAGTAAACTCATAGCAGGGAAATAAAGTTTCCAATAACTCATCACAACTCCAGATATATAAAATGCAAGAAATCCCTTAAGTGTTAAGATTAACTCCATATTTTTCTAAATGCCTCAAACTTCCTAAATCATAAGCTAGAGCTCCACTGCTATATCCTGTGATAGTAGCATAAGGAAACAGAGTTTTTGACATATCTACAGGGTCTCTTACATAAATCCGATAGTAAGGGCATCCATACGCCTCCTCGTAATCAAAATTTTGTATTCCTGCCATAGTATCTTGCCACTCTAAAGTGTACTCTTGTTCTACTACTGCTACCTTGTTCTCTCTAACCGCCCATACGACTTCGCCTTCTTCAAAACTGTACTTCACACAATCTTCGGGAAGCCAAATATCTCCATGTTTATTAAAGCCTAAAGTTTGTTTAGTAGGAACTCCTACTCTGTCTACTATAGCTCTACAAAAGGCAGGAGAACGATACATTCTTCTACTAATTTCAGAAATATTACACCCTTCTAGGTATTCTTCAATTACTTGAAGTACTTCTGCTTTAGTAGCTCCTTTACCTCTGTTTTGAGATTTTCTTTTCTCCCTATATGATGAGGTATCATCATAGTCGTCAATGATTTTTTGAAGTCGGGTCGTGTTATACCTTATGTTCAAAAGCTCACAGGCTTCTTTTTTAGTTATGGGGGTTTCTTGCTCCAAAAGATCGATCACCTTTTGGATATTTGCATCTGTTAAATTTTCGTAATCTTTAGCTCTTATTGCCATTCTTTTTCATCAACAAACGGATCTGAATTGTAGTTAATGTGGTTACCGAGTAGCATTATGGCATAATGACATAGCTTAAATAAATCTTCTGTATTTTGCCCGTCTTTTTTACCAAAGCGTTGGGCATATTTAATTATGTTTCCTAAGCAGAACCCTTCGCCATGACCAGCGTCGAATATAAACTCTGTAGATTGAATATGTCCCTGTGCATAATGTTTCTCATAGGTACTATCAATATACTTTCTCAGTTTTTGTAGTGCTTCATCTTCATTGAAGATATTATTTTCGTCTTGATACTCTTGCATTTTTACTTCTGGTAGTGGTGGATTATAATTATCTATAAATTCCATAGTTTACAACAGCGAGCTTACTTGTTAAGTTCATCAATAACATCAATTCCCCCTTCCAGCTTTGCTCTGTACTCTTTTGCTCTTGTAAGTTGTCCTTGTAACTTATCTATTTCAGCATCAGCATTAATTAGCTGTTGCTCTAGGTCTGTTCTTAAAGCCTTACTATGCGATAGAGTACCTTGAAGTTCATTTAAAACTCCTATGATTTTTTTATCTGTCACCATGTGTCCTAATTGATCTCAAAATAGTACCTGTTCCGTTTTTCTTTATAAGACGAATTTGTCTACGCAAATGATTAAACGGTTGAGCGTCATCAAATAGTTTTTGTACTTCTTCATCAGAAGTACCTACTTTTACAACAATTCTTTTGCCGTCAAGTTCATAGACTCTATGTTCGCCATCTTCGTGTACTTTTATATTAAATGTGTCTGTTGCCATATTGTTTCTCATAAAAAAGAGAACACACCAACTATTCCCTCAGGAACCCGCGCTGGGAACCTATTGTGGGCAGGTACTGCTACCTAATACTTCCCCCAACATTTATGTTTAGATGACTTTTACAGCGTTTTGACTGAGCTGTATCTTGCTCTTACGTTTAGGTGTCGGGTTCTTACTAGGTTTAAGTTCACTTAAGCCAGTGTGCTCAACTCTAATATCCTTTGGACATATGTAGATATGCGTCTTTACAAACTGCTAAAAGTTCGCCACAAATACATTTTTTATCTGAGGCTACTTCTCTACCTGTCCAATTTGATTTTTGTTGTTTTTTCATTTTTCCCATTTTCATACTTGTATTATATCAAAAAATGGGACTCATGTCAAGATCTTTTTTTGGGTTTGTGTAAATATTACTTACTATTGATCTTATCTTTAGCAGTTCCAGCATAAAGTCCAAACCATGCTGCGCCTGCGCCTACGACTATTGAAATCAGTCCTGATTGCTCAAATGTCGGTGTTTCCAGTTCCATAAACCACATTGTACAGAAGTACAATAAGTATATATAGACAGATAAAAACACTCTAGGAAATATTCTGTAAGCATCTATCATTTGTGAAAACCAAATCCATTTTTGCCATGGATTATCTGGCTCTTTTTCGTTCTCCATTTCCATAATCTTAGCTTTTAATTCGCCAATCTCGGAAACCATTGCCATGAATTTATTAAGGTCAATCTCTACTTCGTTTCTAGACATATCGCCTTGAAATTGTTCAGATGGTTGTGCCATTTATTTCTCCAATCCAATCGTACCATCTTCCTATTCTATTACTTGGTTTATCAGTAAAATGATAGCTAATTGATATTCTTGGGCTCAAAGTTGTTACTCTGTGGTACAACTTTATAGGGATATACAACACGTCTCCTTCATCTAAATCAATGGTAGTATCTAGTGTAGCCTCTCCCGGTTTACATTCGTCAGCATATTCATTATAAATATGCCACCGTATCTTTCCTCTTACATGAAAGAGGAAGTTATCAGTAGAATCTGCATGAACTTTAAAATTATTAGAGCCAGCTTGGTTACTGCAATAAAGATTGCTACAACCTTGCCCAAACTCTTTTTCAAATTCTATACATTGATTCCACATTGTTTTATTGAGATGTTCAGATAGGGGTATTACTATACTATTCCCGTTCTTCCACAAATCAAATATTAATTTCTTACTAAACTGTCTTTTGTGGTTTCTCTTAGTCCACATATCAGGGTTCTCTGGGTTCAATTTATTACCTTCAGGTAATATAACAGCTAATTGAGGTAACCTATCCCACAGATTTAAGTCTCCGCTATTTAAATATTGGTCTAATTCTGTCCAACTAAAATGGTCTTTGAACCTGTTTTTCTTACATTTTATA